AACATCGTTAATTGGCTTAACTGGTGGGTTGGTTGGCAGCACAATAGGGGTTGGCGTGGCATCTTCATTCACTGGCACATACTCCGGCTCTGGTGCCGGCGTTTCTTCTGGTTTTTTTAATTGCGCGTCCTTGCCTACTACTACTCCTGTAATTGGTTTTTTATCTGGCATATATTTATAAATGGTTTAATTTTTCTAAGCTGCTTGCTAACTCGGCGTAAATGCTGTTTGCCTTTTGCCAGTCGTTAGTAATAAACATAATCATGCTGTAGCGTATTGATTCATTGTGGATAACTATTTTATATGTATCACCAATGCGCAATAACGTAAGCACGCCGCCTGTCATATCGACAGTATGGTTTTTAATACCCATACAATGCCGTTAGCGTTTGGTAGTCGCTTCTACCGGCTAAACCTATTGCGTAGATAAACACGGCCATACCTACAATGAATAAACCGTGTTCTAGTAAAAATGTTAGTGCTTTTTGTCTCATAATCGTTCGCGTTATTGATTATGAAGAAAATAATACACCTTTTTTTAAATCATAGCAACTCAAGGCTGTGGAAAACTTAAAAAAACATACCTTTTTTTAAAAACGTATATACCCCTCTAAGGATTCCTTGCGGCGCATATACTAAATACTTGCAATGAATATGGGCTTATGCTAACTTGTGGGCGTGCGCTATGGCCCCAAAAAGCCATGTCGTTCGCGTCATTACGTCCCCCTCGGCCTCTGGTCTTGGGGGCGTTTTGTTTAAATGTTCCACATGGAACTTTTTACCGGCACCGGCGAAAAGTATGCTTGCCAAGATATTGCGCTTTTTTTGGGTTGGGTGTATTCGTGATTCATCTAATAGCTAACTAGCAAAATTATGAAAAGCTACGGCACCTACGTTTTATTAGCCCTGTTACTTGGTGGGTTTGGTGTCCACAAATTTTATGTAAACAAGCCCGGCATTGGTTTGTTGTACATCGTTTTTAGCTGGACGTTTATGCCAGCAGTAATTAGTTTGTTTGAGGCAATCGTTACTTTAATGGCTGGACGTGTGCATTTTGATAATAAATACAACAAGGGTTTATTTATGCACTCCTAGTACACATGGTAAAGTTGCACGAGTTTTTGCCAGTGTGGTAGTATGTCTTTCCCATTGCAAAAATGTAGGTAATAATCTAGTATGTAGGCCATAGCCTAGTGCTAGAGAATAGAACCGACACAACCTTGCAATGGGCGTGTCGGTTTTTTCTTTATAGTAAATCGGCACCGTCCCGCAGCCTTGTGGACCACTAACCCACTAAACAAGGCATGGCGATCTCCGACCAGTGCGAGGGACGTTAAAGTATTTGGCACTACCCACGGATAAACACTCGTCTCAGCGCCTTTGGCAAAATCGCTCTTTCAAAATTTAAAGGTTTAACCGCTCTCTAAGTGAAACGAGAATGGGACATATAGTTAATAACTACAATGCCTATTACCCATTTTGCAAAAGGTTGCGAGTTCAGGCTTTGGTAGATGGGAGGGGGTCTATGCTAATTATAGTAATGATAGTAATTATAGTAATAATATAAAAAAAATTATGCCGCGCGACATAAAAGTTTATACAAGTGCAATGGCCATGTCATCGCACGACAAAAAGTACATTCAAAAATTAAGAAGTGAGATGGGTTTAAAGAGCGACGCCGGCACACTGGCGTATGTGATTAACGAGTTCCGTACTAAGGTATCGGAAAAAACTGTGGTGGTAGATGATGTTGCACAAATAATTGATTTGTTTATTAAATCGGTTAATCCATTTTTAAAATTTGGAAACCGAACCGAGCGCAATTTTGCGCAAATGATGATTGATAAATGGGGTTTTAATGATGCTATCAAAGTAACCAAGTTGGCTATATCGGTACAGGGCAAAGATGAATACGCGCCTACCATATCCAAGCCTAGCGAACTTGTAAAAAAGTGGGGACGGTTACAAAACTACGTTAAGGGTAAACAAACTAATAACTCTAAACCAACTAGCGCGATTGTATGACACAAGCATTATCGAAATCACTACATTGTATTTGCATGAGTAACGGCGCGGAGATTTGGTTAGAGGAAGACCGTATAAAAAATATATTACTGTTACTGCACCCGGCAGACAAAAGCATACCGCCGCCAGCATTTTTAAATATCAGCGGCAGCTTAAACGAAATTAGAACTGCGCACATTGTGGGTATCTTTGATGCCGCCACTATGGAGGCCACTACCCGGCGTAAAAACGGCGACTGGTACTGTAAGGGCGGAGAATGGCATAACCGTGGCGACAAGTGCAGCCATGCCACATTAGCCGATAAACAGGCTGTACAGGCCAAGGAACAAGCCTACATGGCCTGTGGGCAGTGTAATAAGGGGTTTGTAGAGCATCATAGGGAGGGCAACACGGTTAGTATGCAGTTGTGCAAGTGTCAGCGCGGTTTATGGCCGGAAAGTATACCTGTGGAAAACTAGGAGTTTACATATATACCTATAGGTATATACTATGGGTAAGATTATTTAACGCGAACGATTATGAATGTGTACCCAACAGAAAGCAGAGAGGAAGATTTACAGATAGCCAAAACTATCATTGAGCAGTTTGGCCGTAATAATTTAATGTATTTTGGTGCTAGTAGTATCAAGGCAATTAAAGCTGGTGTGCAATTCAAGGTTGGCCGAAATTCAAACCAAGTATTTGCTGTAGTGATTAGGTTGATGGCTGACGATACTTACGAGGTTACATTTTTTAGAAAGCAAAACCGCGGGGAAGATATTAACATTGTGAACGACGTATACTGCGACCAACTAGCAAAAATGGTTGGCGAGCATCTTGGTTATAAAATGACTGCACTTGTATGAGAACTAAATACAACGTACACATGACGCACTGGCAGGTTATTGAATCCAATTTGCAGGGGCTAGATTTAGAAGAATTGGAGGCGCTTAGGGATTTAATCGACCAACGCATTGAGAGTTTCGGTTTACCTAATGATGATGAGGGATTTTAATATAATTTTATGAATATACAACAAGCATTTGAAGAAGCTAGGGGCGCAGGCTGGGAGCCAGTTGATTTACCAGCACGCGAAAATCATTGGTCAGACGTTTTAGACTACCAATTTTGGCAAGCCTTAGATAAGGCGATGCAGTGGGGTATGGTTTGTGATAGGTGTGGCGTTAGTCTAAAACTGCATCATAAATCTATAGCTGGTTGTGGTGGCCCAGATTATCCAATGGAGGGTTCAATTTACTATTGCAAAAAAATGGTTGCGTACCTTTTTAGGGGTGGCACTATTGAGGGTTATTTTGAACAGCTATGACTAAAGAACGCGCAAAAATTAAAGCTGCTAAATACTTGGAATGGGCATTGGCAGCAGAGAGTAAATCGGCCGAGCTTACTAAGCATTGGTATGCACAATATGGCAATTTTGATTGGACACAACCCATACTACGCGGACATCATAGCCAGCGCCGACATGAGCGCATATACGAACACAGGGACGCTTACTACACTAAGTTAAACGAACTAGAAGCTAAAGCTAAATCACACCGTGAAAAGGCCGAGAATTTAATGCTATTTGCTAACCGCAATAAAGGTGATGCCGATAAACGACGCGAGCAAGAGTTTAATGCTAGTGGCATTGTGGTTGGTAGCCGAGTATACAATATCGTGTTTCGTTATACTGGGACAGTAAAGCGTATTAGCAAAAAACAACTATCAATTATTGTAGACGGAAGCGGCGAAAGGTTTACGCATATAAAATCAGCATTTAAATTGGTATGAAGCTCGCAATAATAGACCGTGAAAAATTAAAAGACTACAAGCAGTGCAACGGCTGTGGAGTTGATTCAAATACCAGCACATTTAGTATAACGATGTACGATGACCCGGTTTGGTCTGGTAGTCGCTGCAATAACTGTGGTTATGAAATACGGTACAAGCGATCTAAAAAAGAGATTGACATACGCGCGCGCAAGGGGCAGCCGGCCCCACGCATGAAGAACGGTAGCAAGTGCCGTAAGTGTGGTGATAAAATTGTTGTGCGTGAATCTAGCGGCAAGGGGCGCGCCGGTAAAAAATACTACTTTACGCACTACCTATTTTGTAATGGCTGCAAAACGCTTTACTTAGACGAACGATACAAAGTGACGTATAAAAAACATAGAAAATAATCAACAATCATATGACGCAACCAACTTTTTTTGAGATAATACGAACAAAACTAGCAGAAATATCAGCCCGCAAGGGTGAAATGACACAAGACCAAATTGCAGTAATGGAGGCTATTGTTGCATCTAGCCGGATGCGTAAAAAGATTACCCAACAGCAAATAGCGGATAGCGAACCGTGGTTGGGTTATCACAAAAAATACGAGGACGAGCTAGTGCCGGATAGTAAAAAGCGTGAAAGTACATTGCGACAAGTGCGCCAGATTATACGCGATTTACGCATTAACTATCATGTGCCTATTATTTCAGACCGTAATGGTTACTGGATACCGACAACGAGCGATGAGGCCGACCAATTTATTGAACGATTAGAGGCGGAAACCAAAGCGCGCATAGCTGCTAGCGTTGAGACGTATAAGGCTTTGCGTACTAGCCTAAATGTTCGACAATCTGGTTTATTTGAAAGCGTTATGCCAGATATGGGCAAGCAGCACGATGTTTCATTCGGGCCAGAGCCGTTAAGAGAAATATTTGGACAAGAACGCTTGTGAACAAAAAAAACTTTACTGCTAAAACTATTAACGAGATTTACGAGCGCGATGCAGATATTTACGGTAATAGGGTTTGCCGTGCTTGTGGCGGCACTACCAATGCCGGGCCATTTGAAACAATACCACACCATGTTTTTTTTAAAAGCCAGTTATTTAGACAATGTGTAAGTATGGCTGAAAATGGTGTTGATATACACATGCAATGCCACCGGCAAATACACCAGCCCGGAACCACAACCGATTCGTCATTAGGTAAAAGCTATGACAAAAAGCTAAAACTAGAAGTGATGGAACAGCTTAGGCTATTGATACCAGAACAAGATTATTTTGAGCTGTTTAGAATTTGTAGGCAGCGGGGATACATTAAAGGCGAACCTAGCTAAAAAGTACCATAAGTGCTAACATAAACGCATGTCTTTTACACTACCAAACGGTAAAAAAGTTGTAGTAGAGGGTTCATTAACACAAACCTTTTGGACGGCAGTAAGTTATTTTGCTGACCGCACAAAACATGAGGCTAACGATGTGGTAACCTCTGGAAAACGAGAGGTGCGGCCTTGGGTGCCAAGTAAAGTTATGCACACTGTTAAGGGGTATGGATTTTTACCTAATAGTGGATTTGGGAACCAAGCATGGTTGCTACATGAGGCTACCAGTATTGTTTCGCGTTTGTGCCACTTAGATAAAGACCCAGTTGTAAGCACTGGTGACATGCTTGATGCAGAAGACATTGTTGGACTTACTGGACAGACTGGCTACCGCTTCCCAATTACTACTATTCACAATCACAATGAGGAATACGAGGCAGATGGGTTTGACTGGGCGTACCTATACCGTTATGGAAGACCTAACCCGGCTAATAAGCGCATAGACCCGCTATACAGCCGTAACCAAAGTTATCAACCACCGGCACCAATACCAGTGGACACTAATAAACCTAAACAACGACCTATGTATCAAATTTTCCAACGTAAGCGAGCAGTGAGTTACTTTGACGGAAAGAAAACCCGCATTGCTGTTATCGACACTAGCAAGAAACGCCAACAGGAACTTGGCCCATTAGAGGTTTACTTTTTAGTGAAACCACGTCAAGAGGATAACGTGCGTAACTTTTTTATGCACCACCCAGACGGTATTAAACAGATTAAGTTTAAAAAGGGTGACGGAGATGTATATTATTTATTGGGCTTAACACGTTACGATGTGTACGTTAAAGACTTTAGATTTAAAAACAAAGGTAAGTTACCAGAAGACCGCGACAATGGCGCTAAATCTAAAAAGAGCAAAAAGCGGTTCTGGTACCATGACGCATTTTTACGCAAACACCCCGGAGCGTTGAAGCAAGTGGAACAATAAAAACCGTTAAAACCCATGAGCAAAGTTAAAACGGAACCAAAGCGCCTTAACATTGAGGTGAAGCGCATTAAGGATTTGAAGCCAGCCAAGTATAACCCCCGCACGATTAGCAAGCAGGAGTTAGCTAAGCTGGCTAAAAGCATTGAAACATTTGGTTACGTTGACCCGATTATTTGGAATAAGAAAACAAAAAACATTGTTGGCGGACACCAGCGGGTAAAGGCGTTAATTGAACTTGGCCGCGGTGATGAGCTGATTGAGGTGGTTACGGTTGATTTAACACCGGCTAAAGAAAAATCACTTAACATTGCCTTAAATAAAATCGGTGGCCAGTGGCAAGAGCGCCAGTTGGCCAAATTGCTCGATACAATGGAACAAGAGGACATTGTTTTAACTGGGTTTGATGATGATGAGGTAAAAGCGTTATTGCAAAAAATAAAGCAAGACGAATACAAGGCCAACGGAAAAAATACATTGACTGAAAAGTTTTTAGCCCCACCGTTTAGCGTGCTAGATGCTAAGCAAGAATACTGGCAAGAGCGTAAGCGCAAGTGGGCTGCTATGGAGTTACGCAGCTTTGAAGGTCGCGATATTAAAGCTACAAATACCAGCGAAACTGATTACATGCAGGGCCGTGGCAATAATGATGGTGGTAGTATTTTTGACCCGGTATTGGCAGAAATACTGTATAAATGGTTTGTGCCAGAGGGCGGGCGTATCTTAGACCCATTTGCCGGTGGCAGCGTGCGCGGTATTGTGGCTACAAAAACTGGCCATGAATATATTGGCGTTGATTTACGCGAGGAGCAAGTCAAAGCTAATTTTAAGCAAAGCAACACAATATGCGATGATGACAAATACTTGCCTAGTTGGATTGTGGGCGATAGCTTAAACATTAAAAAGCTGGTGCCTAAGTGGGAGTACAACTTTGTATTTAGTTGCCCGCCATACGCCGATTTAGAGCAATACAGCGACGATAAGCGCGATATTAGCAATATGGCCTATGATGAGTTTTTAAAGGTGTACCGGGCCATTATTAAAGAAACATGCGATTTACTAGCACCAGATAGCTTTGCGTGCTTTGTAGTAGGTGATATACGCGACAAAAAAGGCATTTACCGTAACTTTGTAAGCCACACTATAGAAGCGTTTGAAGATGCCGGCCTTGGGTTGTACAATGAGATTATCTACGTTACACCATTGGGCACGTTGCCAATTCGTGCGTCATCGAGTTTTAAAAAGGGGCGCAAGGTAGGCAAGGCACACCAGAACGTATTGGTATTTATCAAGGGCGACCCAAAAAAGGCCGCGGCTAAACTATCACAACTGGATTATGAAGAACAACGAGCCAATGGCGGTGTACATGGGGTGCCAGAGGAAGATACCTTACCGGAAGATCAAACAGGCGCAGGAGGCGATACGGAGATTTAAAAAAATGTTTGGCAATGAGCAGTATTTATATAAGTGTTTTTACTGCCCATACTATCATCTGACTTCTCACAAACCAGAAAAAGTGCTATAATCGTTACACTAAAGAGTGTTGATTAGAGGGTAGGGAAAGTTTATCTAGGCAGCGCCCGGAACTGTAAGGGCTTAGGCTCTCTCACGGTCGATTAAAAACCGTAACCAGTCGCTTTACCCCCTCCAATGAACACTTACAAACCCATGAACCTATGCTAGACGAATTAAATATCACCATACGAGTAATAACAGCCCCTTGGATACGCTACATGGCGTTATGGCAAGCGGTGTTTTGGAACTTTGTATTACCGGCTGATAGGCATATTGAAATGCGGTTGTTATCCGTTCACTTTAGAAACAGAAAATTTGTTTATTTTGCAATAGTATTACCTATACCGATATGGCCCAAGCCGTAGACCAAGTTGTTAAAAACCCATTGCGTAAATGCAAGAAGTGTAAGCGTATTAAGCGTGATTGTATTTGTGGTAGACCTACCAAACGTACAGAAAAGGTTGTTCAACAACTAGAGGAGCTATTTAAGCTGGATTTTAACGTCACGCAGGCATGTGGACAGCTAGGAATACCAACCGAAACGTATTACACTTGGAGGAAGCAAAGTGATGAGTTTAGACGTAGAATGGACTTTGCTAAGCAATACACCAACATGTTAGCTAAACGGCAGCATACACAAGGGCTACTAAGCGGCCACCCTAAGCATGTGTTATTCCATTTAGCTAACCGTGCCAAAGACCCAGAAAACGGCCAAAGCGAATACACTACTAAATCGGAAATACAACACAGCGGTACAGTGGATACGGAACTATCGGAAGAAGACCGCGCCTTATTAGAAAAATTCCCTAACCACACACCGCGAAAATCCCATGAGCTTAGAAAACGAATTACCGGAGGCCAGCCAACTAACGAGTAGTGATTTAGAGATTACTACCGAGGAGTTAGTACGGTTAGACCAGTTAAAGGCTAAAGAGAACCATTATTTTTGGGCGCAACAATACTGGCGTATACAGGGCGGCAATAAGCTAGATTTCGATGCGTACAGTTACTTAATTGATTTGTACGATGAGAAAGCCCCTGATGTAGTATATAAAAAAGCTGGCCAGATTGGGTTTTCCGAGTTGATGTTATCGGGTGCGTTTTTTGTAGGTGATACTATGAGCTTAACCGCTGGGTATTTCTTTCCAGCTACTTCGCAATTAGGGGACTTTGTGCGCTTGCGCGTTGACCCAGTGATTGAACGCTCGCCTTATTTGCTAGACCGTACCGCGCGCGGGGGCGTAGACTGGCGCAAAAAAGCATCTGATAACATGGGATTAAAGAGTATTGGCAAGGGCTTTGTACTGTTTAGAGGTGCGCAAACCGATAGGCAATTAACCTCGGTGTCATTGGACGCTGTATTTTTAGATGAGGTTGACCGCTTTGGTTCGTTTAGTATTCCGATGATTGAAAAGCGTATGATTAACAGTAAGCTGCGCTGGAAGCGTATGGCTAGTACGCCTACATTTGAGGGCAAGGGGATTGATTTAGAGATACAGGGCACTACGCAGCATGAGTGGAACATTAAATGCAAAGGCTGCAAGGCAGTGCAAACGCTTGATTACTGGGAGAATGTAGACCAAAAGCAGGCTATATTGGTTTGCCGTAAGTGCAAGAAGCCATTAAGCAACGAGGAAATACGCGGCGGTGAATGGTTGGCCAAATATCCACAACGTAAACGTAGGGGGTATATCGCCGGCGGGTTAATGTCTCCAACGCTAATGCAGCAAATACCGGGCCATGAGAAAACACGCTTGCAAGAGATTATTGAAAACATGGACAGTAACAATTTGTTTATCGTGCAGGAAGCCCACAACCAAGATTTAGGGCTGACCTACGAGGCCAACGCTAGTGGGGTTACTGATGCCATGCTTGATGCGTGCCAAGGCGATTATGTGATGCCGTACAATCGGCAGTTTATTAAATCCTGTTATGCAGGCGTGGACGTTGGGCGCATATCGTATTTTGTGTTATTTAAGGATAATGAAAAAACAGGTAAGCCGCAGCTTATCTTTGCATCGGAGCTACACGATTTAGAAACCGATGTAAGCAAGTACATGGATTACTTTGACATATCCGCATTAGTGATTGATGCACAACCAGAAACTAATTTAGTAACAACATTGGTGAATAAATACCCCGGTCGCATATTTGCGTGCCATTACGATTACAGCAAGCCAGTAGACGGCGGATTCCTAAAATGGTATCCTTACGCTGTAAATGCACACCGAACCGCGTCATTAGACGATGTGTACGGGCGCATTGCCAAGCGAGAGATTGAGCTACCAAAGCACGCTAAGTTTATTAAAGGCTTTTACGATCATTTTAAAAACCAAAAGCGCGTGTTAGGTGAACGTAATGGAGCGGCCATGTACGTTTACGAGGATAATGGTAAACCAGACCACTATGCGCACGCTGCCAACTACGGCATAATGGCTAGAGCTAAAGTACCGGCTGACCTTGATGCCAGTATTGGATCTCGCCAAAGTACACCGCGTACTATGGAGGAGGCCGTTACTGGTGATTACTTAGATGATGAAGAAGAGGACGACGACGCAAGCAACAATATAAAATACTCACTAGACGGCGAAAGCTCTGGATTCAATAAAGACGTTTTTTAATCAAATATGGCTAAAAAGATCAACACAAAACCAGTTGCCGTTAAAAAAAAGAGACTTAGCCAAACTGGTACGTTAATTGCCAGTGGCGTAATTTCAACTGACGAATACGTTAATGATTTAATCGCCAAGAAAGGCGTTGAGACATACGACAAAATGATGCGCAGCAGTGCAACCGTTAGACAGACGGTTGATTTGGTACAGCTACCAGTGCGTGCCGCTAAGTATTGGGTTCAACGTGTTAGTGAAGATGCACGCGACGTTGAGGTTGCTGACTTTGTGGAAAGCAATTTAATGGGCGGCATGAATATGAGTTGGGACGCTACACTGGAAACCGTTTTAGATATGTTGCCATTTGGTTTTTCATTATTAGAAAAGGTGTATGTGCCGATTGATTGGAATGGCCAACAGAAGTATGCCATTAACCTTTACCCGATATTACAAAAAAGCGTACAACGCTGGGTAATTGATGATAAGGGTACTTACGGTGTAGACCAATTAACAGATGGTGGGTTTAGTTGCAAAATCCCGATGAAAGATTTGTTACGCTTTACCTACCGGCAAAAGGGCGATAATTTCGAGGGGCAGTCAATCTTACGCGCTGCATATCCACATTGGTACCATATCAACACCTACTACAAATTTAGTGGCATGGCTTACGAGCGCGCAGCTATGGGTATTCCAGTGGTTACAATCCCACCTAACGCTAAGGCTTCACAAAAACTATCGGCTGAAAAGATAGCTAAGAATATCCGGGCCAATAATCAGTTGTATGCCTCTATGCCTGAGGGCTTTAAGTTAGAGATTTTGGACATGAAGGCCAATACTACAATGGACCCGATGCCCTTAATCGAGCATCATAGTATACAAATTGCGCGTGCTGCTTTAACTGCGTTTATGCACTTAGGTACAACGCCTAATGGCAGCCGTGCGTTATCGTTAGACCAGTCTACGATTTTTGAACGTGCCGAGGAAGCGATTGCCCGGCAGATTGTGGACACTATCAATCAAGATTTGATACAAGAGCTGGTTGATATTAACTTTCCCGATGTAAAAGAATACCCAAAACTTTGGTACAGTGACATTAGCCGTGATGATGTAGAGGAATTATCTACTACGTTGCAACGCTTGTATCAATCCGGCGCTATCACTACTGACCCAGAGACTGAAAACTATGTGCGTAAGCGTATTGGTTTCCCTATGAAGACTACGGCCACGGAAAACCCATTGCGCCCTAACGAGTACCAGACGCCCGATAACACCAATGCTAAAAACAGTGCTGGGCGTAAAAAAAAAATCATAACAGCGGCCAGTGACCGCGCTACCGGCGGCGATTGGTTCCGTGTATTAACTGCATCTGAAAAAAAGGTTAATTTTAAAGGGGTACAACAACAGATTGACCGAGGCGAGGAGATTATCAAAGACCGCTTAGGCAATTTAAGTAAGCAGCAACTAGATACCACGTTGGACAATATCCGCGCGGCTATCAATACCGGCAATGGGTTGGCTGCCATGCAACAAGTTGGCGCGGTACTAACTGAACAGTACGGCGAGGCGTTGTTTAGTGAGATGCGTGCATTGTTTGAGTACGCTAAAGTTACATCTGCCGATGAAATGGAAAGCGTATTAGGCAAGGGCAAAGTAAATGCACCGGCTACTACTGCCGAGGAGGTTGCTAAGCTACGATTTAAAGCCGTTGCTGCTGCTAAAGATGCTAGCGAAAAGGTTGTTAATGAATCGGTTGGCTTAGCTAGTGAGCTTTATATTGCAGAGCGTAACACTGATGATATTATAAACATTGTGCGCGATACCGTAGAAAAGAAAATCGAAAAGCGCGTTGATTCTACAGCGGCAATTAGTGTGATTGGTTCAATCAACCAAGGGCGTACATTTACGCAGCAAGAGAATGATGATAAAATATGGGGGTACCAGTACAGCGCAATACTTGATAACGATACTTGCACTACTTGCGAGGGATTGGACGAAAAAGTAGTTGATAAAAAAGACCCGGCATATTTACGCTTGATGCCACCGCAGCATTTTAACTGCCGCTGCATCTGGGTAGAGATTTTACAGGGTGAACAAGACAAGCCACCTGTTACCGGCATACCAGAAGTGATTAACCAAGATTTAAGCCCAAGCAATTTTAAACAGATTAGCGATAAAGCTCTAAAAACAGCTACCGAGGAATAATTAAACACATGGAACGTAAAATAAACCAACGATTCATCTTTAAAAAGGCCCCTATTAACGCCAGTGCTTACTTTGGCGAGGAGGTAATGGCCAGGGATAACATTGACCGCGTAGTTTCGGAAATCCCTATT